CTTCCTGCGCTCCCACCCCCTGTGCATCCGCTGCCAGGCTGAGGGCAGGGTGGAGGCCGCGACGGTGGTCGACCACCGGGTGCCGCACCGAGGCAATCAGGCCCTGTTCTGGGATCGCGGCAATTGGGATCCGCTGTGCGCCACGCACCATTCCCGAGACAAGCAGCGGGAGGAGCATCAGCGATGAGCTGAGCCCTTTCACAGATTCCACCAACTCAAGCCCCTGCGCCCATGCGTCGGGGCTTTTTCTTTGGGCGTGCGGCATGCGTGAGATACCTGGTTTTGCTGGCTACTGGGCGACGGAGGATGGTCGGATACTGTCCAGCCGCGATGGCGTGAGAGAGCTTCAGCAGCGATCTGTGGATGGCTACATGAATGTGACGCTGGGGGTTCGTGTGCGTGGAAAAAAGGCAAGGCGCCGGTATCCGGTGCATCGGCTGGTGTGTCTGGCATTCCACGGCCAGCCTGACAAAGGGGCCAATGTGTCTCGCCACCTCAATGGTGTCAGCCAGGATAACCGCGCAAACAATCTGGCGTGGGGTACTCACGGCGACAACGCTCAGGACGCCATCAGGCATGGCACGTTCGGCAAAGGCATGAGGGCGCATCGCCGCAAATTGACCGATAAGCAGGTGCTGGAGATCTGTGCTCGATACACGGCCGGCGAGCCGGGGAGGGCGTTGGCGGCCGAGTTCGGTGTGCACGCCTACTACCCGAGCCAGCTGGTGAGGGGGAAGACCTGGAAGCACCTGAATCGCTCGGCGGCGTGCGTATAGCGCTCGCTGGAGCGCAGTGGATGTGTTTCGCGCCGGTTGGGATGGGCGGGTAGTGAGCGGGTCGCCACGGGCCTTGTGAGGGGCGCGCTGGAGGTGTTTCTCTGCCGCCGAGTCAAGTGAAAGGGGTGGGGCCATGAGAAGTCTGGAGCCCCTGGCGGCCTAGACCGCCCTGTTCCGCACGCGCAGAAAATTTCCCCCGTGGGAAAAGATGTTAAAGGTCCGTCCCGCCCGTTAACACGGCTGCAGGCCGCGCCAGTGCTGGGTTTGCGCGATTTTTAACGCGCGCCAGATGTTAAAGGGATGTTAAAGACTGGAAGGGGTTGCGATGGCGCTGACAGGCAAGAAGCGGCTGTTCGCCGAGGCCTTGTTGGCGGGCAAGTCGAACAAGATGGCGGCGCTGGCCGCTGGGTACAGCGCGGCATCCGCTTCGGCGGCTGGATCGCGGCTGGCAAAGGACAAGGATGTGCTGGCACACCTGCAGCGCAAGGCCAAGGCCGTCAGCGCGGCGCCTCCGGCAGCGGCTGACGCCGCCGCGCCACCAGCTGGCAGTTTCGACTTGAGCCAGGCGCTTTCCCACCGGGACCCCCGAGCCTTCCTGCTGGCAGCCATGAACGACAAGATGCTGGAGCCGAAGCTGCGGATTGACGCGGCCAAGGCGCTGATGCCCTTCGAGTTCGCCAAAAAGGGCGAGGGCGGCAAAAAGGAGCAGCAGGCGGATGCCGCCAAAAAGGTGGCCAGTCGGTTCGCTCCTGCAGCGCCGCCAAAACTTGTAGTTGCAGGGGGAAAGTCGGTTTGAGGCGTTGTTCTGTGGTACAATCTACTTGCCTGAGTAGCTCAGTTGGATAGAGCAACGCCTTAACGAAGCGTAGCGCGCGGGTTCGAGTCCCGCCTCAATTCAAAGCCTCGATTGCATTGCAGTCGGGGCTTTTTCGTTTGCGAACTATGACTTGGACAACTTCGTGCATTGACTGGGAGGATCGGTTGGTGCGGCGGAAGTCCATCATCCCGCCGCCCATCTTCAAAGACTCCGCGGAACAGGCCCTCGCGATCTTCAAGGAGTTGAAGGTTGTGGATCTTCCAGGGCGGCCAACTTTCGGTGAGTGCTCGGCGGAGTGGGTATTCGACTTCGTTCGCGCCATCTTCGGAGCGTGCGATCCAGAGACTGGGAAGCAACTGATCCGTGAGTATGGACTGCTGATCAGCAAGAAAAACACCAAATCGACCATCGCCGCAGGGATCATGCTGACCGCGCTGATCCTGTGTTGGCGCGAGGAAGAGGAGCATCTGATCCTGGCGCCCACCAAGGAGGTGGCAGACAACAGCTTCAAGCCGGCTGCGGGAATGATCCGGGCAGACGAGGAGCTTTCCGCCCTGTTCCACATCCAGGACCACATCCGTACCATCACGCATCGCGTGAACCGCAATACCTTGAAGGTGGTTGCGGCTGATACCGACACGGTGTCCGGCAAGAAGTCCGGCCGCATCCTGGTTGATGAATTGTGGCTATTCGGCAAGCGGGCCAATGCAGAGGCCATGTTCCTGGAGGCGCTCGGCGGCCAAGTGTCTCGCGATGAGGGGTGGGTGATCTTCTTGACCACCCAGTCGGATGACTCCCCGGCAGGGTACTTCAAGAAGAAGCTGGACTTCTGGCGCGACATACGAGATGGAGTTCAGGTAAAGCCGCATGTCCTGGGCGTCATGTACGAGTATCCAAAGGCGATGGTGGAGGCTCAGGCCTATCTCGATCCGGCGAACTTCTACATCACGAACCCGAATCTGGGCCGCTCAGTGAGCGAGGAATGGCTGCGCAACAACCTGGACGAGCAGCGCAACAGCACCGAGGGTGGTTTCCAGCAGTTCCTGGCCAAGCACCTGAATGTTGAGATAGGCATTAGCTTGAGGGCAGGCCGGTGGCCTGGTGCCGATTTCTGGGCTGGCGCTGTCGAGCGGGTCACGCTACAGGAGTTGTTGGCTCGCTGCGAGGTCATCACGGCAGGTATCGACGGCGGCGGCCTGGACGACTTGCTGGGCTTCGCTCTGGTGGGGCGATGCAAGGAGACTGGCCGCTGGCTCGCCTGGTGCAGGGCCTGGGCGCACCCTTCGGTGCTGGAGCGCCGCAAGGAGATAGCGCCGCGGCTGCTGGACTTCGTGAAGGACGGCGACCTGGTGCTGGTCGAGCGCATCGGCGATGACATGGAGGAACTGGCCTCCATCGTGGCCGAGGTGGAGCAGGCCGGGTTGCTGGATCGAGTGGGCATCGACCCTGCGGGCGTGGGCGGCGTGCTGGAAGCCTTGGTGGCGGCCGGCGTGCCGCAGGACAAGATCATCGGCATCAGCCAGGGCTGGAAGCTGGGTGGAGCGATCAAGACGGCCGAGCGCAAGCTGGCTGAGGGCGTCCTCAAGCACTGCGGCCAGCCGCTCATGGCCTGGTGCGTCAGCAATGCGAAGGTGGAGCCCAAGGGCAACGCCATGCTGATCACCAAGCAGGCCAGCAGCTCGGGCACCGGCGCCGCAAAGATCGATCCGCTGATGGCGCTGTTCAACGCGGTACAGCTCATGTCGCTGAACCCGCAGGCCAAAGGGCCATCCGTCTACGAGACGCGCGGCATGCGCTTTCTATAGGGCACGACCACATGAAGATATTCGACAAGCTGTTCCGGCGAGACGGGCCGGAGGCTCAGTCGCGCCCGCGAGCCAGTGCGGAAGGGATCGCCTTCCAAGGCCTGGACGACCCGGCGCTGCTGGAGTTCATCCGCAATGGCCAACTTGGTGGCGCGTCAATGCGCATGCTGCGCAACACCTCGGCGCTGCGTTGCCTCTCGCTGATTGGCAATGGCCTGGGCATGCTGCCCACCAGCCTCTACCGGGCCGGCGACGACAAGGAGGTCGCCGAGGACCACCCGGCACACAAGCTGCTGCGCTACAAGCCGAACCCCTGGCAGACGCCGATGGAGTTCAAGAGCCAGATGCAGCTGTTGCTGGAGACCGAGGGCAACGCCTACGCGCGCATCATCCGCGCCGCGGGCCGCCCGATCCACCTGATCCCCTTCGAGAAGGGTAAGGTGGACGCCAAGCTGGGCAGCGGGTGGCGCATGCAATACCGCTGCACGACCGAGAACGGCGGGCAAATCACGCTGGACCAGGAGGAGATCCTGCATGTGCGCGAACTGTCGTTCGACGGCGTGCTGGGCCTGTCCAAGCGTCAACTGTCCACCGAGGTCTTTGAGCTGGCCGAGCAGGCGCAGCGCGCGGCCGGCAATATCTTCAAGACTGGCGTGATGGCTGGGGGCGCGATCGAGACTCCGAATGCCCTCTCTGATCAGGCGTACAACCGCATGCGGGCGTCCCTGGACCAGGGGCTCAGTGGATCGGAGAACGTCAACAAATGGATGATCGCGGAGGAGGGGGCCAAGGCCAATCCCTTCACCTCGACGGCCAAGGACGGCCAGCAGCTGGAAAGCCGCAATCACCAGATTGAGGAAGTAGCGCGCCTGTACGGCGTGCCCCGGCCGCTGCTGATGATGGATGACACCAGTTGGGGGTCCGGCATCGAGCAACTGGCCATCTTCTTCGTGCAGTTCACGATGACGCCGCGCTTCACGGCCTGGGAGCAGGCCCTGGCCCGGTCGCTGCTGACCGACCAGGAGCGCGAGTCGCTCTACTTCAAGTTCAACGAGCGCGCGCTGCTGCGCGGCACGCTCAAGGACCAGGCGGACTACTTCGCCAAGGCGCTGGGAGCCGGTGGCCACCAGCCATGGCACACGGCCAACGAGGTCCGCGACCTGGCCGAGTACCCGGCAGATCCGAACCCCAAGTTCAACACCCTGGGCGATCCCTCGGGGAAGAAAGCAAGCAATGAGCCTCAAGCAACTACCTGAGCTGCAGCCTACGGCCGCGAGCGAATCCAATCGTTCGTATCGCCGAATGCCTTGGCTCGCTGGTCGCCCGCCATCCAGGCAGCTGCCGGCGATTCGCCAGACAACGTGGTGAGCATCCTCGACGTGATTGGGGAGGACTGGTGGACCGGCGATGGCGTCACCGCCAAGCGCGTGGCAGGAGCACTTCGGGCAATCGGTGATCGCGATGTGACGGTCAACCTGAACAGCCCAGGCGGCGACATGTTTGAAGGCGTTGCGATCTACAACCAACTGCGCGAGCACCGTGGGCGCGTGACCATCAACATCCTGGGCTTGGCCGCAAGCGCCGCCTCCGTGATCGCGATGGCGGGCGACGAGATCCGCATCGGCCGCCCATCGTTCCTGATGATCCACAACTGCTGGTGCTTGGCTGCAGGCAACCGGCACGACTTCGCCGAGCTGAGCGAACAGATGGCGCCTTTCGATGCCGCCATGGCGGATGTCTACCAGGCCCGCACCGGCGTAGAGCTCAAGCGCATCCAGACCTTGATGGACAAGGAAAGCTGGATTGGCGGCTCTGCCGCAGTCGCGGAGGGCTGGGCGGACGCCCTGCTGGAAGACGCCGCCATCAAGGATGACGGAAGCGGCACCCAAGCCGTCGCCGTTCGCCGTATCGAAGCAGCACTGCGATCCAGCGGCATGCCGCGCAGCGAGGCGCAGCGGCTGCTCTCCGATTTCAAGTCCGGCCTGAGCGATTCGGCTGGAAAACCTGGCGGCCTGAGTGATTCGGCTCCGCAACCCGTCGCAGCTTCCGCGCTGCAGAACCTCATCCACGCCATGAAAGGCTGAATATGACCGACGTCAACAAGACTATCGAAGACCTGGGCAAGGCTTTTGAAGCCTTCAAGGCAACTCACACCCAGGAGCTCAACGCCCTCAAGCAGAGCCAGGGAACCAGCGACTTCCAGGCCAAGATCGAGAAGATCAACGCCGACATCGACCGCCATCAGCGCGAAATCGAGGACGCCCATACCAAGCTGGCCGCTGCGCAGCAGGGTGTGCCCAACGCAGGCCCAGCAGACAAGGAATACAGCGCCGCCTTCCGCGCGCACTTCGCGCGCGGCGAGGTGCAGGCCTCGCTGAACAAGGGCTCGTCCACCGAAGGAGGCTACCTGGCGCCGATCGAGTGGGATCGCACCATCACGGACCGCCTGATCCAGGTCTCGCCCATTCGTGGTATCGCCTCGGTGCAGTCCATCTCCACTGCCGGCTACAGCAAGCTGTTCAACAACCGTGGCACGACCTCCGGCTGGGTGGGCGAAACCACGGCGCGGCCGCAGACCAACACGCCGACGTTCAGCCCCATGACCTACAAGCCGGGCGAGCTGTACGCCAATCCGGCGGCCACCCAGCAGATGCTGGACGATGCCGAGGTCAACCTGGAGCAGTGGCTGGCTGGCGAGGTCGAAACCGAGTTCGCGTATCAGGAGGGCATTGCCTTCCTGACCGGCACCGGTGCCAACGACCGTCCGAACGGCCTGTTGACCTATGTCACGGGCGGCGCCAACGCAGCGGCCCACCCTTGGGGCGACATCAAGACGGTGAGCTCCGGCGCTGTCGGCGCCATCACCTCCGACGCGCTGATCGACCTGATCTACGAGCTGCCCGAGGAGTACACGGCCAACGCGCGCTTCCTGATGAACCGCACGACGCAAGGCGTGATCCGCAAGCTCAAGGACGGCGACGGCAACTACCTGTGGCAACCCAGCTACGTGGCAGGCCAGCCCGCCACCATCGCCGGCTACCCGGTGACGACCGTGGCCGGCATGCCCAACGTGGCCGCCAACGCCATCTCGGCGATGTTCGGCGACTTCAAGCGCGGCTACCAGATCGTGGACCGCACCGGCGTGCGCGTGCTGCGTGACCCCTTCACGAACAAGCCGTTCGTGCAGTTCTACACGACCAAGCGCGTGGGCGGCGGTCTGCTGAACCCCGATGTGCTGAAGGCCCTGAAGGTGGCTGCAGCCTGATGACCAGGGCGGGCTCCGGCCCGCCCATCACCTGGAGAAAATATGAAAGCCACCAAGCAATTCAAGGCCGTCCCGGACGGCGAGTTCCACCCCGTGACCTACGAGGTCGGCGACGAGGTGCCGCCCGAACTGGAGGCGACTGCGCGCTACTTCGAGGCTCTCGAAGAAGACGACTCGGCCGCCAACAAGCAGGCGGGTCGCGGCAAGGCTGGCGCTGCCAAGGGGTAAGCAAGCATGCCCATCTTGACCATCGAGACGGCCATCGACCACTGCCGGGCTGACCCGGAGGACGCCGCGATGGTCGGGTTGTACCTTGGCGCTGCCATCGACGCCGCCCAGGAGTACCTGGGTCGCAAGGTGTACGCCGACCAGGCCGAGCTTGATGCTGCGGTGGCTGCGGGTGAGGCCGGTGAGCTGCCGATGGTGGCCACCTACTCGGTCAAGGCTGCGATGCTGCTGATCTGCGGTCACCTCTTCGCCAACCGCGAGGATGTGGTGGTAGGGGCGCAGTCCTTCGCCATGCCGCGTGGATCTCATGATCTGTTGCGGCCCCATCGAAAGGTGCAAGGTCTATGACCACGTTTCGAGCCGGCACCCTTCGAGACCGCATCCACATCCAGCGCAAAACAGGCGGCGCGGATGACTGGGGCACTCCGCTGCCTGAAGGCTGGGAAAACATCTCCACGGGCCGTATCGCTGCCAACGTACAGCACAAGTCTGGCCTGGGAACGATCAAGGCAGACGCTGAGGTGTCCATCGTCCGCGCGAGCATCCGCATCCGGCGCCGCACAGGCCTGGACGCCGGCATGCGCGTGCTCTTCGACGGCCAGATCTACGAGGTCAAGGCAGTGCTGCCTGGGCCAACCCGCGAGTACATCGACCTGGTGTGCGATCTTGTGAAAGGACCGACCCAATGACCAAACCACGGACCTCGCGCGCACCGCGGGCGCGCGCGCTGCCCCGGCGCCGGCCGACGACGGCGGGCCGCGCACGGTGCTGACGACAAAGCCCGGCACCATCGGCCCCTACGGCTACATCGCCGGCCTGCTGATTGACGACGTGCCGGCCGATGTGGCCACCGCCAATGCCGGTTGGATGGACGCGGACCCCGAGCGCGTAGCCGCCGCCCGCGCGGCACGCGCCGACGCTGTGCCGTTCAAGGGCTGACGGCCATGGCTCGTCGCACGCTGTCCCGCAAGGGATTCGACGGCAAGAGCCGGCAGTTGAAGGGCGGCAACACCTCCAACAAGGCATTTCAGATCAACCCGAACCTGGGTGGCCTGTTCGACATGCTGGATGAGATGGAGGCCAGCGTGGAGGAGGCCCTGCGGCCTGCCGCCCAGGCTGCCACCCAGGTGATCTATGACCGTGTGAAGCTCAACGTCTCAGCCCTCGGTCGCGTCACGGGCAACCTGGACCGATCCATATATCAGTACTACAGCACTGAGAAGTCGGTGGACGGCGAGCGCGCTGAGTATCACGTCTCATGGAACCACAAGAAGGCACCGCACGGCCACTTGCTGGAGTGGGGTTGGCTGCAGCGCTACTCTACCGGCCCGACGGCATGGGGCCGATGGTGCGGCCCGGCATGGATGGCAAGCCGAAGCCGGGGCGACGGGCGAGCCAGGCGCAAAAGGATGCGTACTACGTGACGCTGCCTGTGCCCAAGCAGATCCCAGGCAAGGCGTTCATGCGCAGCGCCGAAAGCTCGCTGCCCGAGGCCAAGCACGCCGCTGAGCAAGAGCTCCTGAGGCGCATTCGTGGGAAGGGAGGTGGCTGATGGCGCTTGAGGAAGACCTGATGGCCGAGCTGCTGGCCGAGTGCCCGCGCGTCGTCGTGGGCACGGCTCCCTACGGCACGACCATGCCCTACGTGACCTGGCAGCACATCGGCGGCGACGTGCTGCGCTACACGGACAACGCGCCGGCCGACAAGCGCAAGCCGCTCATCCAGATCAACACCTGGGCCGCCACGCCGCAGCAGGCCTTTGCGCTGATCCAGCGCATCGAGGAGCGGCTCTGCGCTGCTGCAGCGTTCACGGCACGCCCCCACGGCGACCCCATTGGGGCCTATGACGACGCAGGAGTCGTCTCTGGCTACCTGCAGACCTTTTCCATTCTGGGCGCGCGCTAAGCCGCCCGACCAGTTCCGCCGCCCTGGCGGTCTCCCGCCCGCGAGGGCACTCCATCAACCCGCTTCGGCGGGTTTTCTGCTTTTGAAAGGGCCACAACATGGCATCTCTCCCTACCGGCTCGCGCATCGCCGTGGCCACTTCCATCGGCGCCAAGGTGCCTATCACCGCGATCACAAACGCGACCGAGGCCGTCTGCACGGCAGCTGGTCACGGCCTGGCCGTCGGCAACATCGTGATCGTCCTGTCCGGCTGGGGTCGCCTGAACGGCCTGGTGTTCCGCGTGAAAGCCATCCCGACCCCGGACACGTTCACCCTGGAGGGCCGCAAGGCCAACACCAGCAACACCAACCTGTTCACCCCTGGCGGCGGCGCTGGCTCGTTCCAGAAGGCACTGACCTGGGTTGACGTGGTGCAGATCCTGTCCAACAACACCAGCGGCGGCGATCCCAAGAAGGTCACGTACCGCTACCTCGAATCCGAGAACGAGCAGGAAATCAATGACGGTTTCAGCCCGGTCTCGCGCTCGCTGGAAATCGACGCCGACGCCATCGAGACCCCGGGCTACACGGCTCTGGAAGACCTGTCCGCCAGCGGCGCCGACACGATCCAGCGCCTCACCATGAAGAACGGCGCCACGTCGTATCTGGCATGCACCGTGGCGCTCAACGATGAAGTGCTGATGCAGGACGGCCAGGTCAACCGCGTAAA